TTATAACGTTTGTTACCATTACTATCTGTGTATTCAGATACATCTATCTCACCTTCGAGATATAACATTGTACCTTTCTTCACATAGTTCTTGATAGTCTGTGTTAGATTAGGATCAAAGGTAGTAACCTTGTGCCAAGTAGTTTTCTCTTGCCACGTACCATCTTTGGTCTTGATCTTCTTTGAAGTTGCCAGGCTGAAGTTAGCAAACTCATCACCTTTGCTGGTAGCTTTGATCTCTGGATCGACACCCAATCTACCTACTAGTATTACTCTGTTAATCATATTACCTCCTTAACTCTACTAGGTTATCTTTTGACTTTACCTTTGGTCTAGGAAAAGCCTTCTCAATCTTTCTAATGATGTCATTCATTAGTAGATTCTCACACATTCTAATTGCTTTCCTCTTAGCAGTTGCGTAAGAATCCCAATCAGATTTATGTTGGTTCTTGATGAGAGTATCATCAATCGTTAATCTCCATTTAGTAACGGAGTCTTGAAAGCGAGGTGTTACCTTCACTATGTTTACTATAATGTTGAGGCTATGCCCATACGCTATAGTAGTTTGGTAATGTCCAGCTCTTATACACTTCATGTAACCTCCTTAACCTTTGATTTATCTACATTAGATTTAATATCTGCTTTGACTTTTTCAACATACTTACTGCTGTCATGTAAACCTAAGAATACATCTGCACTCATACCAAGATGCGACATAGCTTTAGTTAGTGCATCTGTCATAGCTTTCTTAGGTGCTTCATCATCTAGCTTACCATTGTTCTTATACAATGATTGAACTGAAGATACAGGACCAAAGCCACCAACACTTGAATGTGAACCAGCCCACATCTTTAACTCACAGAATACTAAAGTATCTGTATACTTGTACTCAGCGTTCCACTGCCAGCCTTCACCAATCGGACCGAATACTTCAGTCATCTTTCCGATCTGCCACATTGGATCAATGGTTGTAAGATCACCATAACCTTTGTTGATCTTTTTAGTAAAGCTAGGATCAGTAACCTTGAGTTGATCCCAGTATCTTTTGTGTTCTTCTGGCTTAGCCAGTGGTTTATATTTAGTCATTAGTTCCTCCTATCGAACTGAACTCTACATAGTCAGCAGGTTCTTCATTATTAATTACGTGTTGCCAAAACATTTCCTCTGCTTTGATTAGTTTCTTTTGAAACTTCTTGTCAGCTTGTACATGAAATGACTTCCATTTATTATTACCAAAGATAATAGATAACCATGCTTGTGGTAGATTAGATACAATCATGTAGTGCTGTATCTGTGCATAGTATTTCTCTAGTATAGTATCATCTTTAGTAAATGCGTGTACGTGCTTTGCTTCAAAAACACCTACTGTTTTGAGATCTTGGTTTAATACAAAGCCATCTAGATTAGCCATCATCCACTTGCTTCCATTCTTATCTACTGGATTGTGAACGAGTGTCCAATCACATTCTTTAACTGGCATATCTGTTTGTGCAGTAAACCAATCTCTATTGAAATCTTCTGTGTATATACCTAGCTGTACTGGTAGTACAAAAGATAGATCTTCATTTTCTTTCAGACCTTTCTTCTCTAGGTATAGATCTTTCCAAGCACCAGCTACTATCTTAGTAGCATCACTTCCTCCGATCCCTTGATTTCTGTCTATAAGTTTCTTTTGTTTGTGAATATTCATTTACCCTCCTCTGGATAATGTTATCAAATTCTTTTTTTCTAGACCATATATCATTAGCTATCTTCTTGATACTAGGTTGAACATATGGTTTTGTTAGTTCAATACGTAGTGCAGTAGCTACATCCCTACCTTTTTCTAGATAAGCAAAGTAACAAACGGATCTGATCCATGCTTGTTTACGTTGCATGGGATCACGAAGATTATATCTTCTACGTTTTGGTTTGAGTTTCTTTTCATTAGCTAGTTTACGTGCAAGGAACTTAGGATCTATCGTATTCATCAATGGCTTTTTGTAGATACCACATAGCCTTTTGTAGATCTACGATTCCTCCTTTGAACTTATGTCTAACAATATACTTTATCACATTTCCTAATGGATAGGATAATTTTTTTTCCATTATGAAATCATAAGTTTCAATTTTGCCTTGCTTGTAATGGCTCGGATTTATCTGATCTGTCATAGGGATTCCACCTCACATCTATTAGTCTATAAGTCTTACCACTATATACTGATTTCTGTGGTGTACCTATTGTTAAATCAATATCTTTTAATCGTGATGGTGTAAGCATCATCACTTCACCTTTGTGAACTGCTTGGATAGTATAGTTCTTATCAATGGCTTGTTGGATTTCGTAATCTCTTAACGAGATGTACATACCCTTCCATAGTTTCTTAACTATTCTTGTTTTGGTTTTCATAATAACTCCTGTTGTAACATCTGATACATAAAAGATTAGTTCCTGTTGTATCTATCTTTATCATCATTGGTAAGGTGTACTTCCTCTTACATAGAAAGCACTGTTGGATGGGAGTACTTTTGGAGGAGGAAGATGAAGGTTGTACTCCCATCTAATCTCTAGGCAGCTTGGCTAAACCAAGCCATGTTAGACACTTTCCTCTCTCTATCATAGCGAGTATTTACTGAATCGCTAGGATAATGTGTACTCCAATGAGTAATTGCTTGATATGCACTGAATTTATTAGGTCCAAATTGTTGTGCATAGTTACCATTGTACTGGTCAAGTATGTAGTTCTTGTGGTTTTGATTGACATGACTTTTGTCAGTACGTGTTGGCTGAAAGCATAGTCTATCTACTTCAGCATTTAATTGATTGTCATCTACTGGTATCTCTAACCAGTTAGTCATGTAGTTATGTACAGTTTGTAGTCCATCAAGAGCTGCATAACCACCAGGTAATGCTAATTTAATCTCACCACTACCTTTGTGTGCAGTATTCAAACTGATATCCCATACTGAACTCTTGAGTCCATTAAGACATAGCCATAGGTAGAAACCTAGATCAAATCTAAATGAACGCATACCATTGTAGCTGTTCCATACTACAGCTTCTAGACCAATGGATGTATCTTTGAATGGTATCTGATACTCTGGTAAAGTAAATCTAGTAGCCATCACAGCACCATTATTAGACCATCTGTGATTTTCAAGCATATCATTAGTATTAAAATGCTCATGAAGAAAGTCTTTAGCTTTATCATAAGCTACATCATGTGAGATAACTCGGTATGTATTCTTATGAACTGCAATCAGTTCGTTGTTCTCGTCTTTAACCAACTGCTTGTAGCCATCTAGCTTTGTACCATGTTGGTTATATACAGGTTCTTCACGTACCTGAAACGTTAGTTCTTGTGGTAACATATTTCCTCCTTTGTTACATTCACTAAGGGCGTGGGATTATTTCTTTCACCCACAAGTTTTCAGCTACAGATAGAATTTTCGCTCTATGCCTACTTACAACCACCCTTGAGTACCTCAGGCATTTGCCCATACTTCATCTTAGGTGTACCTTATGCCTCTGTTAAGACATTATTCAGTCAGCCCGAAAGGGAGAGCTACTCCCTAACGTGAAACTTTTTAAACTTATAACTCTGCTCTAAATGAACAGAACTTATCTGATTTAACACGATCTAGTATCTTCTTACCTAGTTCATATCGTGCATACCATTCTAAATAATAATGGTATTTACTTTTCTTATGTGCTTCTATTGATAGACCTGGTTTAGGTACAGGTACATTCAATAACTCACATATTTCTTCTCTAGTATAGCCTTCATTTTTCTTGAAGAAATCATCTAATAAACCCTTTCTCCAATCTAAACGCTGACAACATTCATCTAAACCTGCTTGTATTTTTGGTATATGTTCTTCATCAAAATAATATTCAAGATAGTCTGGTTGAAATCCTGCTGATCCAAAGAAATCTGCATCATCACTGGATTGTATACCAAACCAGAACTTACCTTCTATATCGCCTTCGTAATATCTACCCATTGTTTATTTGCTCCTTTAGTTTTGCTGTTGCTTCATTTAAATACTTAATCGTATGAGTAACTTGTATCATTTCTGCTTCAACATTATCTATAGTGTTACAGAACTGAGTTACCATTTCGTTGTGTACTAATACAACCTCATCAAATTTATGCTTAACATCAAACTGTACTGCATCTTTACTGAGTGCATCATACATTTGTTGTACTGTTTCAATCCATCTTAGTTGTAATACTTTCATAGATTCATTACTCATTATCTTCCTCCTTCATGTCTACTTTCTCTAGCCATTCACCATGTCCTTCACATTCTTGACATTGGTCTATCTCATCTGGTGCATTACCCCAAGGTATTACACCTGTACCATTACATCTAAAGCATGGTACTGATACACTAAATTCTACTTGTTCTAGTTTCATTCATCCTCCAAGTTATCTTCAATTAATTTATTAAGACGATCTCCTATGTCTTTGATCTTACTATCTAAATCATTAGATGCTTCATGAATATATTTAGCATCAGTCATGATAACTCCTGCTGCTTCTTGACATTTAATCAGATCAGATAGTATTGACTCTAGTTTAGATACTTCTAATAGTTTCATTCATCAACTCCTTGTGGTACATCTTCGTAGTCTGGATCTGGATAGTCATCTCGGATTGCATCATCAACAACTTCATAGATCTCATCCTTTAGTCTGAATGGATATCCTCCTTGCAACATTGATATGTAACAGTTCTCTTTGAGTTCTTCCCATGTATCAAATCCTACGAATTTGTTTTCATCATACACTTTCATAAGATAATCTAGTGCTTCATCATCTAGATAATCACCTTCATAATCTGATGGTGGTATATCACTGTCTTGTATTTTCTTTAGTAATGACATTCATTCCTCCTTTTGAATAATTCAAAACATCGGATTCGGACCTTACAATCATACGCAAGGCTTACGCCTTGCTGTCGTCATCCAGTATTTGACGTACAAATTTATATGATAGGTATCCTCCTACTAACATAGATATAATATATAATACTAGTACAATAGATCCCAACACTGATAGTACTGTCATCATTATTTTTTACCTTTCTTTTTGTTTACTATGTATTTAGTTACACGATTAGCAGTAAACACAATGTATATCCACACAGGAGCTGCAATAACTGATAGTACTAGAGTTGGATTGATACCCAATAATATCATCATAAATACAAACCCACCACCAAGTGATAGATATACGATAACAAATGTTCCTATATAATCTGCATTAGATTGGAAATCAAAACTTGTCAGAGCTTTGAATATATCCTTGAACATTGTCATGATTGATAGACTTAATACGCCTAATATTTTTCCTATGGTCATTGTTACACTCCTTCCACATTACATATATTAGAAAACATAAAGCTAATTCCATACGGACCTCCTATAGTTCATCCCACTCGATATAAAAAAAATAGTTGGACAATGGGGTAGAAACCCCACTATCCCAAATAAAACTGTTACTTCAGCATAGACTCTGTCAATCGCTGTATATCTGCCAATTCCTTTGGTGTCATATCTTTCAGTGTTCTTACTGTACCATTTGACCTTTGTGGCAGTTTACGTTTTTTGTAATCCTCTTGGTATAATTCCAGATATAACTTAGCTGCTGCTTCGTTCATAGCTTGAAATTTACGATACAAAGCATCATATGTTTTTGCAAGATCCACCAGACTATCAAAGTTTGTCTGTGCTATTTCTTGACCTGTCGTTGCAACACGCTCATTGACAATACTATCTTGCAAATTACTTTTTGCTTTTTCGTAATATCCTCTGAATGTTTCCATTGATTTGAAAGTACTGTTGCAAATACCCCATAGATAGATATTCATATACTTGGTATCAATACCAGATGTTTGATCTACCTGTGCTTGGTAAATACTATACCAATCAACCCCTGTCATAGCATTGATTGCATCTATTTCAGTGGCATTAGTTTCGATACGTGGAACATAATTAGTCATATACAACCTCCAATTCTTGTTGTGTTTTTTCATCTAACTCTGCAAGATCCTCATAACCCATATACTGGTTAATACTTGCTAGAGTATTTTCCTCTAGAGCTGCTTCATCAAACTTTTTCTGAGCTTTTAAATCCCTTACTCTTTGTACTTGTTTGACGTATTCTTCTTCAAATGGGTTAAACATTTTTATCCTCACTTTCTTTAATCGCCTTAGCGATATCCTCTTTGGTTTGGCTAATAGCTTTCAAACAGTCAATTGACTTTTCCATATCAGCGATAGCTTGGTAATACCCATCAATCCATAACCAGTCTGGTCCATCACCACCTCCGTTTCTTTCTAGTTCTGCTTTATGATCAAAGCCTTTTCCTTTCATTAGTTGTAATAGTGTATCTAGTTGTTTCATTGTATATATCTCCTTTCTAGATTTCTAAAGATATACAAA